GACCAGATAACGACACCAAGACGAACCATCGCCCCCAGTACCACCATCTGTTCTTCATGATCGTCTATTCCTTCTTTAAGTCTTTTGAAGAGTCCCTTTTGTTCTTCCGGTTTTTTCTCCATTTAGCGATCTTATCTTGTAGGAATTTTTGTACTTTTTTACGTATCCATTCGATCAAAGGCTGTGTAACTGTTGTAGCTGCCACAGCTGTAATCGCCGTTGTAGCTGCCACTACGACAACTTCGGTTGAAGGTCGAGGTACTGGCTGCTTAATAAACGGTATTTTTAGGGTAGGTGGTTCGGGAGTTTCTTCTACAGTTTTGACTGGTTCTTCTTCCTGATCTCTTAAATCGCTAGGAGGAACTACCATAGGTTTATAGTATGGTACGTCAGCTGTAGGTATTGGTATTTCTACTGTTTCAACTTTCTGAAACTTTGGAAGCACCATCACTGGTATTTCCATTATTTGACTCCCTATCTTGTATCACAGCATTTACAGCTATGATTTTTTCTTTACACTGTTTTTGTGTATCAACAGCTTTATTGTAAGTATCAACTAATTGTTTAAGTTGTTGTTTTAATTCTTCGGTGGTTTGTATCATTATGAATAAGGTGAATCTCCTAATATAGCAGTATCCCATGCTGCCTTAAGTTCAGCTTCTGTTGCTGCTGCCCCTATAGCAGATGCTGCCGGTGCATCTCTTAATGCTTGTTTTTTAGATACTATTGTAGCTGTATCTGCGCTAGTTTCTAAAGCTTTTTGAAATTCAACATCAAGATCAGCTAGTTTTAGACCTCTAGCTTCTCTTATACGTGTCTTAAATAACTCTTTAGCTTTAGTCATGTCTGTTTTAATAATACTCAATCTCCTACTCCATCTGTAAGTTCTGAATCTTCTACTGTCCAAGCGTTACGAAATGATCTATCTGTTGGAACTTCGGAACTTGGAATAATTTTGTAAGGTTTACCCGTAGGTACAACCTTTTTTGCTATCTCTTCAACTGTTTCATCAGTTATATCAGTAGGGTGGCATATACTTATTCCACCCGGATATTCTGGTAAGTTGCTTTGAAAGACGATAGCATAATCTGAATTTGCCATAATTTTTTAATATAATGAGTAACATGCAAATTGAAAAGCATGGTTGCCAAAATCATACCAAGCCATACCACCATAGTAGGTGTAACCAGTTCTTACTCGTATAGAACCTGTTGCCGAGGTATGAACAGCAGTTACGGATTCTGCGTTGTTTGATGTTGTTTGAGTGCTTATGTTAGTCGCATAGTTAGCGTTTGCTGCACTATTGGTAAAAGTCGCAGTCATATCTCCAGCACCATTATCAGTAACACCACTTATATTAAAGCCAGTGCGAAGAGTGCCATTATCATTAGCATTACCCCAAGCGTGAATTGCATTATCTCCATAATATGCCATTATGATACCTCCGTTAGATTAAATTTAAACTTCTTACCAGAACGGTTATTTTTTAAGAACAAGTCTGATTCTCCTTCTTGTATTGTCCAGTCACCCCAGCTACCATCAACGTCATTAGATGAACCTTCGTTAGATAAATTAAGGTCATTGGTGTAGATGTTTCTATATCTATATGACGATGTACCTAAATCATAAGCATTATTAGAATAAGGTTGTATGTTATAAGAAGTTATAGTACCTGACATTGTACCACCTGATTTAGGTAGATAACTACTTAACGAGCTACTTGTAATATAACCAGCACCATTGCTTATCTGGTTATTATTAGTGACATTAGTAGCTCCGTTAGCTACGTTTAACAAGGTTCTTGCAGCAGCAGCAGTATATGACCGCCCATAAGTATCAGAACCATTTGTACCTGTAAATCTTTGCATCCCAGAACTATTACCGCCAGTTCCAAAAGTACCAGTACCGTTAAAGTAATTAGCAAAAAGATAACCACTACTATTTCTAGTTGCAAGAGTGTTGCCGCTTTCAGAAGTACTTGCATGGTAACCATCAGTTGTATCAGCGTCTAGCCCACTTCCAGATCCATCGTTCCCAGAAGTCCAGACAGTTCTATATGCACCATCATACCATTGTAGACCAGTTGAACCATTACCAAGCCTAAGAAAATCGCTAGTTTCTTGGTTAACAATGTCTAAATATCCAGCAGAGTTCCATTGAATATAAGCTTTATTTGTTCCACCTTCTTGCCATCTTATATAAGGGTCTGTACCATTAAGAATTATTTTTTGATCATAACTTCCAGCAAATGTATATGTTCCAGTTAATGTATCACTTGCATCTGATCTTACAAAACTTGCAGAACTAATACCATCTAAAGTGTCTGCATCAAGGCCACTACCAGAACCATCAACTGTTTTGATAAGTGTTAATATCTCACTAGCTGACTGATCGGCTGTAGCTCCGTTTTCTACGTTTAATAAAGCTCGTACTTGTGAAGCAGCTAAATCAGTTGCAGCTCCACTTCCACTTGCTGTTCTTCCAATAAGTGTATCTTGTGAAACATTTTGCATTTTTGCAAAAGTTACAGCAGTATTATTTAACTTATCTGATGTAATAGCACTATTAGCTATATCCCCAGTTGCGATTGTTCCGTTAACTATGTTTGCACTAGCTACGGTTACGTCTGTAGGTAAAGCTCCAGCAGCAATCTTACTTGTTGCTAGAGAATCATTAGATAATCTACCAGCAATAGTAGAACTTGAAACATTATTCAAGTCCTCTCTGGCTAGTGGTCTACCAGCAGCCGTTGAGCCGTCATGTACGACGGCTGTATCTTTAGTTGTGTCGATAGTAACTTCACCCTCGGCTCCAGTAAAGCTACTATGTTGCGAGGTTGTACCTCTTCTTAATTTTAATAATTTTGCCATTTATAAGGTTCCGAAATCGAGAGTTAAGTTTGTACCATCTATAGTACCGATGTTTGATAAGTTGTTGTTTTGACCATCTAAGTTACCGCCTAATTGTGGTGATGTGTCAGCAACTAGATCTGTATTGATACTTGATGTACCAGCTGCTGTAAGTCGACCTTGAGCATCTACAGTAAATGTAGCGATAGCTGAGGATGATCCATAACTACCAGCTGTAACTGAGGTGTTTGCAAGCTTTGCAGCAGTCACATTATCGTCTACAATATTTGCTGTAACTATAGCGTTTGTAGCGATATGCTCTTGAGCAACTGCATCATCAGCTATTGAATTAGATGTAACTGCATCTTGAGCTATTTTAGCTGTAGTCACAGCCCCACCATTTATTTTAGCTGTAGTCACAGCATCAGTGGCTATATGTGCAGCATCTATTGACCCATCTACATAGTGTTCAGAGTCTATACTGTTATCAGCTAAATCAGCAATAAGAGTACCTGTTAACGTTGCACCAGTAGAAGTTATCTCTAGCTTTGTATTTCCACCATCTTGTAATTTAAGATTACCAACACCAGATGCGTTGATTATAGAATCTGATGTATTATGGAATATTTGTAAATCTGAGTCAGCACCGAACTTAGCTTTTATATTATCGTTATACTTGTTGTCTCCAGTAAATATAACACCAGAAGTTGTAGCAAAGTTACCAGTAGCTGTAACACCACCTTGCCAAGAACTACCATTGTACACCCTTAACTCGTTAGCAGATGTGTTAAAGAACAAGTCTCCTGTATCTAAGCTAGTTGTTGGGTTAGTAGATCCAATACGATATCTATTAGCAAAGGTGTTTACATCGGTAATGCTTGATGCAACTGTTGTCACGTTTGAGTTGTTGTTAGCAACTGATGTCACGTCAGACGATATGCCAGCGACTGTAGTTACGTTTGAACTTATACCAGCAACAGTATTTATGTTTGTAGCATTGCTGACCGCACTGTTAATATTGCTAGCATTGCTGACTGCACTGTTAATATTACTTGAGTTGTTTGCAACTGCTGTAACATTAGAGTCATTATTAGCAACAGTAGTGATATTACCAGCAATATCAGCCAACGTATCCATGTCGGTTACGATTGCTGAAGTGCCTAATGTATTCATATCAGCCACTGCGTCAGCTGTACCTAACCTACCTATCTCTGTTGCTTTAGCAGCTACAGCTCCTATGTCAGTAGCATCAGCTGCAACAGCAGTAACGTCAGATGCAATACCGGCTACAGTAGTAACATTAGATGATATTCCAGCTACAGTTGTAACGTTAGAATCGTTGTTAGCGACAGTAGTAATATTACTTGAAATGTCTGCCAACGTATCCATATCAGACACGATAGCTGAGGTAGCTAGTGTATTCATGTCAGCTACAGCATCAGCAGTACCAAGTAGTGCTAGATCTGCGACTGCATCAGTTGTACCTAATCTACCTATTTCTGTCGCTTTACCAGCAACCGCAGTTACATTAGAGTTGTTTGTAGCTACTGTTGTTACATTACTAGATATACCAGCAACCGTTGTAATATTGCTTGATATGTCAGCTAGTGTATCCATGTCAGACACAATGGCTGTAGTACCTAGTGTGTTCATATCAGCTACAGCATCGGCTGTACCTAGTCTTCCAATCTCTGTGGCTTTACCAGCTACGACTCCTATGTCAGTTGCGTCTGCTGCAACCGCAGTTACATCTGATGATATACCAGCGACGGTAGTTACATTACTTGCTATTCCAGCAACTGTTGTTACATTACCACTAATACCTTGTACAGTATTTAAGTTGTTTATATTATCAGCTACAGTCTGGATTTTAGTTATATCATCCGAAACTGTTTTGATTGGGTCATCTTTTACTGTAATAGTATTACCCATGCCACTATGGGCTGTGCAATAATATATAAAACTTGTTGGCTGTGATTCAGGTACTACAAGTTGTATTTTTGCTCCAGCTTGTCCCTGAGTGCCAGTAACAGTAACACCAGTAGTATAAGCACTACCACCACTTGAGAAACGGAATGGGTGTGTTGCGTTTGATGCGTCACTTAAATCAAATGTATATGTCCAACCTTTATATAATGTTAGTGCAGGCTTATCCACACCATCAATCATAAACTTACCAGTAGCTGCTGTAACAGCAAACGAAATCTCGTCTTCTATAATATCTGCAACTATATCAAGTGATCCGTTAGAACTACCTGTACTTACTGGATCTGTTATTAGACCTAAATCTTCACTATATGTTATAGCACCTGAGACAATAGAGATGTCGTCTAGTACTGACTGATTTGGTGTTACATTAGAAAATGCACTACCTGTATATACCTGTATATTATCATTGCTACTATCATACCATAAGTCACCTTCTGTCAAAGATGAGCCATCATTTCTTTGTGTAGGCTCACTTGCAGAGATAATATATAAATCAGCAAAGTTATTTATGTCTACTACGTTTGCACCAGCGTTAACAATATTTGTTATATTATTTGCAACTGTTGTAACTTCTGTAGCTTTAGGTACGAGTCTATGGAAAGTGTATGTATGTAGTGTGCTTGTAGATTCTACCAAGAATCCGAAGCCCGAAGGTATGGTAGCAGTGACACCAGTTATAGTAATATCAGCATTGTTAGCTACATTAGCATTTTTTATAGTAAGAGTTGTACCACTAAGAGATGATACATTACTATCAGATGGGTGAGGTAGCTGGGCACTTGCAGCTTTTATACTTAATATAGCTGCTTGTCCTGTTGCCCCTTGTGGGTTCTCGTTAGGAAAATGTTGGTCACTATCTATAGCTGTAAAACCACCGACATCATCAACAAGGTCAACGATTCGTGCGTTAATAGCAGCAGTTGTAGCCACAAAAGCATCTGAGTTACTCCAAGTCATTCCACTGTTAATATTTTCAGTAGAGTCTTGTCTTAAAAATCTAGCTTCAGCTTCTGTTTCTGTGTAGTATCTATTATCTAACTGACCAGCATCTAGTTCTGTTTCTGTGTAATATCTACCATCTAGTGTGCCTGTTGCTATTTCTGCATTTGTAACAGCACCACCTTGTATGTGCTCAGTTCCGATAGCGTCATCAGCTATTTTTGTACCGTCTACAATGTCAGGTGCTAAGTGCACTCTGTCTATAGACCCATCTACAAAATGCTCTGAGTTTATACTTTCATCAGCTATTTTGTTTCCGTTAACTGCATCGTTTGCAATATGCTCATTATCTATAGATCCGTCAACATAATGTTCAGAGTCTATTTGGGCATCTGCTATAAGTGCATTTGTTATTTGATCTGCGCCTATATCAACTGTTTGTATTGTTCCGTTAACAATGTTATTAGTATTAACTGTTATATCTGTAGGTAATGCACCACTACCTAGCTTCTCCATAGTTACATTATCATTTGCTATCTTAGATGTTGTAACTGCGCTATTAGCTAGAGCATCGGTATCTACTGACCCCGGTGCGTAGTGCTCGGTGTCGATAGAATCAGCAACATAATGCTCAGAGTTAACTGAGTCATCTGCTAATCTAGTACCATCTATAGCATCTAGTGCTATCTTTTCTCTTGTTACAGCCTTATCTTCTATATCATAAGTCTGTATTTTTTGATCGTTATGTTCTTGTAATGCTCTAAGAACTTGTTTTTGGTTATCATTTAGGTCTGCTGCTTTAACTGAAGATCCAGCTGCATATGTAGCTCTACCTTCTACAGCAGTATTACCTTGATTTAATATATCTGTTTCCCGTACAATACGAACTATACTAGGACTGCTTGGCGCAGTTCCTATCCAGTCTACTGTACTTTGAGAATTAGAATTGTATGGGTTTATATTATAATGAACCCCAACAGTCTTCAGAACTCCATCAACATATACTTTTATCTCATCGGATGAAAATGTATCAATAGTAAAGTTGATGTCAGCTCCAGTTGCTGTTTGTTGTGCAAAGGATTGTTGTGACATTTATTTGTATATGTTGAGGATGTTGTTGCCTGCACTTTCTTCTTTTTTAAGCTCTCGTGCAATCTTCTTGTCTTCCCGTTCTTGTGCAAGTATTAGAGCTTTTTCATCATTCATAACTCTTATCCATGCAGCTTGACGTGCTTGGTCGAATAACCTACCAATCATAATATTATGGTAGTAATCTTTAGGTTGAAATTCAGAACGTCTACCAGATTGTATATCTTTGTACATTAATTCCATAGATTCTATAATCTTAGGATCTTTAGCTAATCTACTTAGTTTTACTTCTAGGTTTTCTTTACCTATTTCACGTTGGAATTTAGAACGAATCATAGGACTGTCAGTAAGGTTATCACCATTTGGTGAATATAGTACTGATAATCTTATATCGTAACCACTCTTAAATAAGAATGTTCTACCAAGACTTGGTGTTAAATTAAAGTTTATGGGTACAAAAGCGTTATATGCTCTTGTTATAAAGTCCCAGTTTTTAATTGGTCTACCATTTAGTAAGTCATACTTTATAGGTAAATCTTGACCGGGTAAGTTTTCTGATAATAAGTTACGGTTACGTATCGAATCAATTATACCAGAGTTTAGTTCACGTGTATATGGTGTAAATATTTTACCTAAGTCATTACGTATACCAGCTAGCGGTATCTGGTTATTAGCAAAACCTGATATAATTCTAGCAGGCTGACCGGGTTTACCACCAAATAAATCTGCAAACGATTGTAGTCCAGCTAAATAAGACTTACTTGTTACACCTTGAGATAATAGTAAAGCAACTTTTAATAAGTTATCTTCTGTCCACTCTTCACCCATAAGTAAACTTGCGTCACCTATGTCAGCTATCATAGACATAATCTGGTTAAATGGTTCAAAGTTATCGTAGTTTACAGTTACTTCACCAAACACTAATGAACGTGGTTGGAAACCTGTATCCATCCATGTACTTCTTTTTTGTCTATCAACTGGTCCATTACCTGTCATTCTACCTGTCATCCATGCCCATGAAGCCATGCTAACTAAAGCAGAGCCCATCGCCAATCGGCCTGTTTGTAGAGCTTTAGCGTTGATTAGGTCTTGATCACTGTATATACCATACTGAGCTAACTCATCTAGATTTTGACCGGGTCTAGCAAATGCTATGTCATTAAATTCTTTGACAAGAAAGTTAAAACCGGGTGTATGTTTAGCTGTAAGTTTTAGTCCGTTAACACCTGTACGTGCAAATAAAAAGAATGGTTTAGCCCAAGGGTTCTGTTGGAATACAGAGTTTAGGTTAGCAGCAAATCCTTTTAGATCCTGTGTTAGTGTAACTTCTTTACGTGCAAACTGTGCAGCTTTATCAGTAAGCCCACCGTCTGCATCAAATATATCACGATAAAAAAAGTCTTCGTAGTTACGTATTAGCTGTGGTGATATGTCATCAAAGGCTGTAATCTTACCAGCGTTCATTTGATCCATAGCTGATATAAGAGCTTTTTCTCTCATACGAACTCTACCTAGTATGTATGCAAACGCATCGTCAGTTGCAGCCATAACTTTTGTAGAGTATGTAAGAAAACTATTGTTATTCATCTGGCGTGCCATATTAGCCATTCTAAAGGCAGCCTTATCTCCAGCTGTAGCACGATCACTTTCTGACCATCTACGTAGTATTTCCCAGTTAGCGTCGCCTTGTGTATACTCAGCAAATCTAGTTTTTATAGTTGCTATATCACCAGACCAATAAGAATTTAGTCTTGTTTTAAATAGCTCAAATGACTCAGGTATAGCTTCCATCATAGCGTTCATAGATGCCAAGCCTGTACGTATAGTTCTAACGTCACCAGTAAATGGAAAGCGTATAATGCCTCCTAAAGTCTGGTTCATAGGACGTAAGAATGTATGTGCAGCTGTACCTATTATAGCTCGCATTGGTGTCTTAGGAGAGCTAAGTACACTGTGTGTAAATACACCTTGTAGTTCTCTGATTAGTGCACCAGCCTGTGCTTTACCTTCAATCTCACCACCTTTTATCATCTTTCTAGCCCATGCGTCAAAGTCATCTAGACTGTTAACTGTTTGCATAGATGAGAAAGCTTCAAACAATGCCATCAATAGTTCATCACTATCCTCTCCGTCAGCTATATCAAGTATAGTCTGTATAGACTCACGAGTATCAGCCATTTCTTGTGTAAGAGTTCTTCTTAAATAGTTCTTCTTTACACCAGCACCAAGTTCTCTAAAGTTTTGTGACTTAACAATTCTAGCTTTTTTAGCTTCTGTTAGTGCTAAAAACATAGTATCTCGTATAGCTTGTAGTGGACCATCAGTGTCTGCTAAATCTACAAAGTTAGATAATTCTCTACCAGCAATACCTAAATCACGAACTTGTTGCAATAATGTACCTACTATCATATCTGCTACTACAACATATTTACTTGTAATAGTTTCTAAGCTATCTACAGTATTACCATCTATATCAGTAATCGAGTACGCATCAGTAGCTTGGAATAACTCGTCTAAGTATTCTCTAGGACTCATGTCAGCTGCGTTTCTACCTAGTGTAATACGTTGATGTGCAGCAATAGCATCACCAAATACTTCAACTAAAGTAAGTCTGTCTTTTTTAATCTGGTCAATAATAGCTTGATATTTGTTGTTACTATATAATTTACGTAATACTTCATCAGCTACTTCTTCTGTTAGACCAGCATTTTCAGCTGCTCTCTGTCTTTGTACTGCTGGTATAACATTACCAGCTGCACCATCTTCTGAACCCCAATCTTCACGTACTTTTTTCTGCATTTCCCATACATCATATGGGTCATCTACGGATAACTCAGCACCTTGCGAAGCATCTGATATATTAGAGTTTTTAGCAGCTCTAAATCTTGATTCGTTTTCTCTTAGTTGTTGTATACCTTTTGCTAGTTTCTCGTTTTTTACACTATTCTGTCGGTTAGCTATCTTAGCTCTTGCTCCACGACTACCTCTGCCTATAAGCATAGTAGCACCATCAAATACAAGACCTATACCCATACCTTCTACGATGTTTTTTACCTTCATCATAATAGGATGGTCAGCATCTTTAGTTGATAATGGTGTATCTACCCAACCATAATGGTCACGCATAGATCCTAAAGCATTATGTCCGTCTGACTCTTTGGATACTAAGTCAGATACAGCACCGATACCGGCTGCTCGTATAAGACTTGGAGCACCAAGTAGTTTAGTTGCGGCTGTACCAACTAATGGTACGCCAGCTACAGCTAGTCCTTTTGCACCTAAAACAGTTGCACCGGCTAATGTACCAAAGTGTACAACACCTCTAGCTAGTTTACCCCACCATGTTTTTGTAATGATAGGATTGCCACCACCACCGAGAGGGTCAAACTCTGGTTGGTAGTAGCCTTTTTCTTCTCTTTCTCTTTGCATCTCTCCAGAGATCGCATCCATTGTGCGTTCTGGAAAGGTAGTTATAGATGATGCAGTGTCCTGTATACCCCCAGATACAATAGATCCGAGTTCTTTTACAAAACCTTTGACACCCCATCTTTCTTGGTCTCTAGGATCTTCCAGATCATCTGATTCCTGTTGGATTTCATTTTCATAATCTGTTACAGAGTCAGCTACTTGCTGTTGTTCTGCTATTGTTTGTTCTAGACTACCTAGTTCGCTGGGTTTATCATCTTCATCTATAGGACCCGGATTATATGAATCCATTAAAACATCTCCGTAAAATATGTATCCAGTAAGTTTGGATCTAATAAAAAGGCTTGGTTGTGTACATCTGTATCATCAGTATATAATCCTTCCATATCTAAATCATTAAGATTAGGAACTTGCATAAATCCTGTGCTAAAAGCATTATTGATTATACCATCTCTAATGTTTTTTGCTCTTATTATACGTTGCTGATTTTCTACAGTCAGTTGATCTACACTATAATCTAAACCAGAAATTTCTTGTACTACTGGATCAGCAATCGTTAAAGGACTAAGTTTGTACTGCCCAAACCCTGATACAGTACCATAACCATATTTTGTACTTTGTGTTAAAGTATCATTTATTGGTATATTTTCAAAGTTTAATACTGCATTGTTTGTATCTGATGATTTACTGCCGTGTTGTAAGTTTTTAGTTTTACGTACAAAATTATCAAAGAATGAACCAAACATACCACCTATTTCCTTATCACCTTGTGCCTCATACAAAAATCTGTTAGTTTTTTCTGGAGAAGGCATGTATGATAACATCTTAGTTTGACGAGCAGTAAGACCCTTTTTAAAATAACCACCATCTAGTAATAACTTTTGTTCATTATCATAGCCTAGTGCTTTTAGTCTAGCGTACATCAAATCTTGTGCTGTTGTAAATCTTAGATGTTTACTAGCTTCTATGTAGTATTGAGGTATACGACCACCATTTGCGTATTGTAGTAACTCGTTTTCTGGCTCGCCTACATGTGGTGTTTCTTTATTTAGCCACTCATTTTTTGTGTCTGGATTAGCTAACTGCTGACCAGCTTGATAGGCATATACACTTCGTTTATATTCTAAGCCACCTCTTTTCAGCTCGTTATTATTAGTACCGTCAAAATATCTACCATCACCAGTTACATAGTAGTCACCAAAAGTAGTGTTACCACCACCTCTAAGTTGTTTAGATCCTTCTGGTACTAGATCTAAGTTTTTTTTAACTGTTTCAAAAGCATTTTGTAAAGCTACTTTTACAGGCTGATCTTTACCAATTCCATCAAGAAAAAGGTCGTTAAAGTGCTCTGTAGCATTACCTATAATAACAGAAGATTTTAAATTACCTGTAGCTGTTGTACTTGTTATACCTACAGTAGATTTAATATAGGTATCTAAGTTACCTTTTATTACATCGTATTCTTTTTTGTTATTCTTGATAGGTTCGTGAGCTTTATAGTAATCCTCAGCTTCTTTTTTATAGCCGGGATCACGTATAGTTTTGATTAACGCTTCTGCCTCTTTAAAAAATCCTTCGTCAGTAGCATGTTTTGCTAAGTCTTTTGTTGCTTCATCTTTAGCATCATCTTTAGTATGGTAGTTAAGTAGTGGTTGGAAGTATTTGTAATAATTACTACCCTCACTAACATCAATACCCATATCTCTCAGTTCGTTTCTAATCTGTTTTACTTCGGCTTCTAGATGTACTTCTTCAGCTCCAGTATCTATTCCGTTTAAACGCTCTGTTGCAGCTTCAATCTTACCTCTAATTGTTTGTATATCTTTTGCTGTTTTTTCTCTTTGTTCTCTTTCAGACACAGCACCTAGTAAACCTTCAAGTCTAGAGTGTAGCGGTTCGTTAAACTCTTTTAACGTCTTTGTACCAGAACCATCACGAGCGTTAATACCTTTGATGTTAATTAGCCTAGCTAAATCATCTGACTTTAATGAACGGTTATCTGCTAAAACTTTTAGATCTGATTCTAGCATAGCTATAGCTCCAGCTACATCTTTTTTACCAGATATTGCTTCATACTTTGCAATGTATCCAGAATTAGGATCTTCTTTAGTACCAAAAATAACTGCTGTAAGACCAGCTGGATCTCCAGCAGTTCCTTTGATTGCATCAGCAAGATTGTTTTGCCTAGATATTTCGTAGTCTTTTTTTGCCTGTTCAAACGTATCTTTGATAAATGCTGAACGTGCAATTTTATCTGTATTATCTGTTAGTTTAAGTAAAGCTAACTGTTGTCTCTGACTTAAAGCATTTTTACCACCAAACACGCCTGCTTGCCAGTAGTATGCTCCTTGATGAAACTTAACAACTGCGTCATATCTAGCAGGGTCTTTGTTAGCTTTACTTTGAACATCTTGAAGACTTAGCATACCATACTCAGTAGGTACTTTTATGTCTTGAACACTTCCTAAATAAGCTTCATAACCTTTTGCTAGTTCTGATGTAAGAGCAGCTCCTCTTGTTTCATAATCTGGTACAGTGGCTGTCTGAAATAGTTTAATACCATACTCAGCATTATCTATATTATCAGTTAGTTTGTAATTTTTATCAGCTTCAAAAGCTAGATTTATACCTTCTTTAAAAGCATCATTACTTTCTTTTGCTAACTCTGCATACTTAGCATCAGCACCTTCTAGCTTAAATTTAGAATCTTTAGGAAACGGTATAGGTTCACTACCTTCAAAGTTAAATAAAGTTTTTGATCCTTTTATAGCTTCGTTGTAAAGTTTTTCGTTTACTTTTTCAGTTTCTTGTGCTTGTTTTTCTGAGTTTTCTTTTAAAGCTTTTAACTTTTCTCTATTGTCATTCCACTCTCTTGCTTGCACACTAAATGTACCAGCTTGCTTGATTAAGCTACCAAGCTTCTGAAAGTTTTGACTTTTCTGATCGGCTAACTGAATAGCCATTTGTGCATTTCTTCTGTACTGTTCGTTGTTCTTTTTTACAACGTCATCTATGGCTTGGTTAGCTACATTACCTAGATCAGACTTAGGATCTAGTTCCATGTAGTTAGTATCAGAGGTGTTAAACATTGCTGAATCCATTATGCTACCTCCTTAAAATCAACGTCTATCATATCGTAGTATACAGCATAGAAACCGTTGCTAAGTTTACCTACAGCTTCTGGTTTTTTCTTTAATACTTCTTGAGCTTTAACTCCAATAAATTCTCTGTCAGAACTTACATACTTAAATTTGTATATATTATATCCGTCAATAGATTGACCTATTTTTGTGACGTCTCTTTTTAATCTTTCGTCACTAGGAAACATCGTCATCAAACCTGATGCTACATTCATACCAAAGCTGATACTGTTCATTAACTGACCAGCTCTATCTTTAGGAGGCATCATAGTAGGCATACCAAACTGTGGTCCCATACCTAGGTTTGCATGTTCACGCTTAATCATAGCGTCTTGTCTTCTTTGTATCTTAGTTTGTATTTTAGCTTCTCCTTGAGTTGCTAAGGCAAACATCTTGCGATCTATGTCAGCTACTTTTTCAAAATACTTTGCAGCTTTTATACCACCAAAACGACGTGATCTACCACCTTCGTTTACTGATTTACTCTGAAAAAACTGTCTAGCTAAATTTTCTTTTCCAAGTAAGGCTTTACCTTGAGCTTGATTTGAGAACTCTTGAAAGTCTGCATAGTCTCTTGACCTACCTAAACCTCTTATGGTTTTAATGTTGTCTTCAAAGCTAGACTCTTTGTTCCATTGTTTTATCGAGTTAGCTCTAAACTCGGCATGTCGCCTGTTATTCTCGATTCGGGCTGCTTCACGCTTCCCCTTATTAGGATCTGGTGCACACACGGCAAAATTCTATAAAGTATAAATTGTTTGGTCCATGTTTAAACTTACGTAAAAACTTGAAGCCTAAAAATTTGAGTAATTTTAAATGTACTGTATTTCTACAGTCTACTATGTTCCACAATAAAGGCTCAGTACGGCTATCGACCCACCGTTTAGCTTCTCTTGCAAATGTAATTGGAAAGTTGTGAATAGCTGGAGTGCATAGCATCCATATCTCACCTCCTTCTCCGACTCCTGCTAGTCCGGCAGTCTTGCCGTCTGGTACTGTGAAATACACAGCAGAGCCAATCCTAGCCACTCGTAATAGCTCGGCCATAGGATCTAGTCCATGACCTTCTACGACCTCTCTGAGGTCATCTGGGCGTAGGTTAGAGGCCACCTCTGCGGCAGCCTCCTCTGTAATTGGGTGTACGTATTGATCTAATTTAGACACGTTTATAATATTTGGGTGAGTAGTCTCCCTCCCATGACAACGCTCGTAGTGTGGATGGTGCAGGGTGACTTGATTTAAGTGTAATATCTACGTTAGTATTCTTCTCATATACTGGTACAGTTTTTATAAACTCTTCTAAGTATGGTGCATCTGACACTTGATACTCGTCTAATTCTGTAGATTCATATACTTCTGTATAGTCAGTTTTACCGATACGTGTAAGAGTTGTTTCATATAAACCTATCTTACCAAAGTGTAGTTTGATTCTGTGTAGCACAAGTGATGAGTTAACATCAGCTCTGTTAGCTTCACCTTGCTGTCTTGAAAGATAGAATGTAGGAAACGCTACGCTGTACTCGTATAAGTATCCTATTGTAAGTGTTACACCAGACCAGTCTCCCGGTAGTGTAAAGCTAGTGCTGCTAGTTAATGTAGGTTTACCATATCTACCTACACGTGCAGATGCAGTGTTAGTATCTATAACAATTAAGTCATAATTAGGTGATGTAACTAAAGGCAACCAACTAACGCCAGTAAATGTAGTTAGTTTTGTAGATGCACTGTAGCTACTACTACCTGTGTCAGTCGTATAATTATCTATATGTAATAAAAACTCTACGTTATCTTGTGTGATACTTGGATCACTTTCTTGTTGTACAAGTCTTATACTTTGTAAAAACTTATCAGTATCTAGAAAATAATACTCGTCGTTTATAATAAAATGATATAATAATGGGTTGTTAAACTTCCATTTAAACCATGCTGACTGCTGACGTTTATCACCTACATTTAAGTATCTAAAACCCTGTACTGTGTCAGAGTTAGTTTTACCCATAATAACTAGGTTGTTTTCACGTGAGTTTGTCAAGAGATCTATGTCTTTAGGTAATAATGTAGGAACTACTTGGCTCTGATTTACTACATTTGGTTCACCCTCTCTAGCTATATTAGCCATTTCATTAAATCGACTAAACTTTCCAGAGTCGTCGATGTATGCTACTGTGGTTCCTAACGAAATAGGAGGTATATCTTTATTATAGTTAAATGTAGATATACTACGTAACTTAGCAGTATCAGGGTTGAGTACTGTATCATCTGATGACAGTAAGAACTGTTGGTTTGAACTAAATACAACAAGTCCTGAGTTGATATCTATACCATCAAATAATTCTGATGGAAATGTAGATGAACAAGCTATATCAATAGGATCATTGGCACTTACTGTTAATGCTGTCTCTGCAAAAAAGTCAGGTTTACCCACAGTTCCCGGTCTAGACAATATGACATTCTCTTCAGATAAAAATGCTAATCTGTTACGAAAGAATAATACTTTGTTAATACGTTTATTTTTAAAGGACGGAAATGGATTAGTAGAATCATCACCTACTTCTCTGTCTGCATACTCGAACTGCTTGATAGTAAACTCAGCTACTTCGTTGACTGTACCGGGATTATTAAGAGCTGTTCTCTGTATAACTAACGGCATGTTAGTAAGTGATTTAGGTATCCCCGGCTTTGCACATTCTGTCCATGAGCCTGTACCGTCCTCATCATTTAGACCTTCAAACCGTAAGTAGTAATCATCTTCTTCTGATATTCTAGCGTTAGCTATTTTAACTATATAGCCATGTTTACATTGCTTAGGTAGTAAAGTAACATCATTTACTGACGTACCCATACTTCGCATTAAGTCGTCTTCAACTATTTCGACGTTAAACGAGCTATTAGCTGACATGTATATACCGTTACCTATAATAGTACCAGTGATACCTGTAGGTAATTCTGCTAATATACCACCTAATACTTGGTCTCCACTGACTGCTGTATCAGAATCAAATGGAGTAGGTTCTGGTCTAACTCTACCGTTACCAGCTGTACCACCAAAGACTGTAGATTTTACTGATATCTCTTCATGTTCTGTTACTTCTATAACATACGTAGCTGATGACTCTCCTAAACCTGAGTTACTAGAAGTACCAGACGAGACAGTACCTGTTACAGTACGCCCCTTAGCCTGATCCATAGTGACTCGAACAGTATCACCAGTTTCCCAGCCTTCTCCGCCATGTAATAAAATTACACTTCTAGCATATGCACAAGCGTAGTCGCTGTTACTATCACCATCAGCACCTATTGTACCTTGCTGACCACGTATGTCAAGTTTGAATATAAGATTCTTTTTACCAGATGTAACTCTCGCATTTTCTGTCGGAGTAAGTGTGTGGTTACCTGTACCCTGACTACTTATATTTATTGACAATAGTTCTTTAGCTTCGTCTATAGTAGCAGCTAGTGCAATAGTATTTGCATCTATTACAATAATATAATATTTAGTACCACTTGTTAAAGCTCCAGCAGGGTCACCAGCAGTATATGTTACTTCGTCTTCATCTTCAAAGCCATGATTTGATATAGTAATCTGTTCGTTACTGACATTGATAGCACTAGATGCAAAGGTAGTAGCTGACTGAGCTTGTGTACCTCTAACATTTACAGTATTACTACCAGTGTAACTTGTAGCAGCGTCTACAGAAAAAGTCTGTATACCGATACCTCTACACTGTCCAGTACCACCACTTTCATCAAGAGTATCTCTTTTTATTTTTATACGTGTAGCTCTCTTAAATGAAGTAGTTGTACTGTTATCATAAATATTAAGTCCATACTGCCTACCGTTTTCCGTACGTGTTATCTCAATAAATGCAAAATGAGTATTAGGATTTGCAGCAGTTGTACCTGTAGTACCTACCAGCGTATTAGCGTTAGTAATATCACGACTACTAACAAAGGTAGTGTCGTTGATAGTAAGGAATTGTATGTTTTCACTATTGCTTGTTGCTAAATAATTTTTAATTGCTGTTTCACCGCCAGTGCCATATACTATATCCTGTGCAGCTCCAGCATTATCGCCGTCAGCTTTCCACATTCTTAGTGTACCATCTGCGGCTATCTGTCCTATGTAAGATCCTTCCTCTTCATCTCGATGGTAGTGAAACCACGAACCACCTGTAGCTACACTGGGTAAAGGCTGAGAGTTTATTCTTTTTGCACCCGGTCTTTTGTATAAACCACGTGTGATGTCAGGTATTGCATTTACGACATCTTTAACTTGTCCCGGAAATTTTAATTGATCGGGCTGTTCTGATATACCCCCAGTAAAACTAGGAATGGTTTGTGTTACGCTTGCCATTATCGTCTAAGGTTTCTCCAAGGTTGATAAGTTGTATGTATTGTATCTTCTGGGAATCCAAACATACTGTGATTACCCTGATTACATTCATACTCCATGATAGAAGCACGTGCTAAGGCTTCTTGTCCTTGTAATAGTTTGACAAGATTAGGGTTTGCCACCAACTGTGTAGCTGCTTTTGTTGACGCTCTATATGTGATATAACGTCTAAATGGTATAGGTAGGTTTTCAAAGGTTACTAATAATACAACGTCAAGGTCTATACTCTCTAGAGTAGAGAAGTCATAAGTATGATCTATCTTATCATACAACTTACCATTACGTCTAATTACATCATGTACTCTATGAGTCCAACCTTCTGATACATCTAATCGTAATACATCATTTGCTATAACTATATTACCATTAGTATCAGGTGTATATTTTACGTGTTTTTCTGTGTTAAAATGCCACCCCTCTGCCTGCGTGTCTACGTTGGCGTCACGGAGTAGGTTGTATATGAATGATATTTCTGGGTTTTCATACACTAATGCTGTTACTGGTGCTTGACCTATAGCTCCCAGTATAGAGTTAACTGCGGATAGTTCTGTATCGAGGTCAATAGTTGTGGAAGCCATAATAAAAAAGGGGACACGAAGTCCCCGTATAGAATAAAAATTAAGAGAAAGCTGAAGGCTTAGTTCCTGTACCAGCGAATAATTCAACTGATGCAGCAGGGTTAAGTGCGTCTGCTCCCATTGCTAGGCGACCTAGAATTACGTCACCTTGGTAAACCACGGATATGTCTCCGCTTGTTACCTGTACTTGTGGTCCGATTGCTTCAACAACACCAGCGGCTTCCTTCTGGAAGATAAGTCCACATGAGTTCTCGAAGTCAGATGTACCATTACCGTAAGAGTTAACAGTCTTAACAGCTCCTGTTCCAGCTGTTTCGTCAACCATTTCAACTTCTGTGAAGCTTCCTGTGTTTCCGGGATCTGTTACTCCGGGGTTTGTTGAGGAACCTGTACCGTACTTAGTACCAAATCTACCAAAGAATGGAATATTCATTGACTTGTAGATCTTGATTCCAGCAATTTCGATGATGCCATTACCTGACTGTAATGCGTCACCTTGCTCGTCTCTGTTGATAAGACCGTTAGAACCTACAGCTTGTATAAGTTCGTAGTATTGTCTTGGGTTCAACACAGCAACTCTTCCGTCTGTAGAAACGCCCTTCTCATCTAGTGCAGCGGCTGCATCATAGAAAGCGTTTACGAGAGCTGTAGAGCTGTAAGCGTCAGATGCGTTTGCAGTTGTACCTACACGAATCTGTGTACCACCGGGCTCAACAAAGTTGGACTTAGTGATAGGGCTAGCTTGTCTAGCTGCTTTGGTGATTGATCTGAAGATCTTTCTGTCATACTTCTCTGCAAGAGCATAACCAATCTTCTTGGAAATTTCACCTCTCAAATCATAGTGAGCAAGTGTCTCATCCAATTCATAAACAAACGCAGAACTGATTAATAGGTCGTCGCATGTTATGGTTTTTTCAGCTACTGGAGGTGCACCGTCACCGTTACCTAGTATGCTGTTGCCGGGTGTATGGTACTCGGCTGTTGTTCTACCTGTGAAGATGAACTGAAGTGACTTACCGTTTGTAAGTGTTCTTTTCATAACAAGGTCTCTAGCGATTGTATTACGCTGGAAGCCTTTGAACATCTCTCCACTGAACAACTTTAAATAAAGTGCTCTGGCGTCGCCTGCACTATTAGATTGACCCGGACGTGTTAGACTTGTAGTCAGGGTACTATTTTGTTGTGCCATTGATATGGATTGTTAAGGATTGATATTGCTTAGTACTAAATTTTTCTCGAGTTTTTTTTGTGGTCTATCCCACCGTCTAGACGGCATAAGGTGTCCGGCTTACCGGGCTTGTGCCAATGGCAGGGGAGTCCGACTCTGAGGTGCTCCCCGGCTGTTTAGTAAGAAGGAGTCTCTAGTTGAGCATCTTCTTTCTTTTCTTCAGTTTTGTTTTCTGGTTCTGGAGTCTCATATGTCTCAGGTTCAAACCTTGTGACTGATGCTCTCATAACCGAGCTTTGATGTGCCATTACTTAACAAGTTTAGTATATGTAACACCACGGTAAACGTAAGTTACTGTCATAGCTTCCTCCGATACCTAGCCCCCGTTCCATGACTAGATGACATGCGTCGCATAAAGCGATGAACGGACGTCGGAGTTATCCTATTTGTGGTGCTGTAAGTGCTACGTTTGTAGACTCAGCTGATGCTAAGTCAAGTGGGAAGTTGTGAGCATTACGCTCGTGCATTACTTCAAAACCAAGGTTGGCTCTGTTTAATACGTCAGCCCATGTTGGAACGACTTTGCCGTTAGCGTCAACGATGGACTGGTTAAAGTTAAAACCATTAAGGTTGAAAGCCATGGTGCAGATGCCCATTGAGGTGAGCCATATGCCAACCACGGGCCAAGTAGCCAAAAAGAAATGTAAGCTACGAGAATTATTAAAAGAGGCATATTGGAAAATAAGTCTACCAAAGTAGCCATGTGCAGCTACAATGTTATATGTTTCCTCGTCTTGACCAAACTT